CAGGCTGGTGAGACCCTTGGCTACTCCGCTAACCAGTACATCACCAACGGAACCGGAACGACCGAGCCAACTGGTTTCACAACCGTTGCTGGCTCCGGCGTGACCGGCTCAACGGGGGTAAGCGGTGGCTTCACCAGCGACAATCTCATAGATTTGGCTTACTCGGTCGACGGTGCAGTTCGTCGTCTACCTTCAGCCGCATTTATGGCAAACGCTCAGTCAATCGCCGACATGAGGAAACTAAAGGACAACGCCGGAAATTACCTCTACACCATTGGTCAGACTGGCCCCGGTGGACAGGACACCTTTGCTGGTTTCCGCGTAGTGGAGAACCCACACGTCGCAGACGTAGCAACCGGTGCGCAGTCGGTGTACTTTGGCGATTGGAGTGCAGTGAAGGTAAGAATGGCAGGAGGCTTGGACGTGGCTTCGTCTCAGGACTATGCCTTCAACCAGAACCTCACCACATGGAGGTTCGTAATGCGCCTCGACTCAAACGTCGCAAACGGTGCTTCGAACCTGAAGTACTTCAAGGGTGGAGCTAGCTAGTAGCTAACCTTTGAACTAGGCTGAGGGGCCGCTCTTGTAGGTTAGGGCGGTCCCTCTTCTTTTTTGCTAGGCTCTTAGCATGACAACCTACGAAAAATTTTCTGGCGCAATCTCTCTTGCAACCAACACTCCGGGGATGCCAACCGGTTATGGCGTGCAAGCTCAAATGCTTATGGACCGTCTCAAGCGACACGGACTCGACGTAGCGGTTCTCTCGAACTACGGACTCGAGGGTCGCATGGAGACAATCAAAACCAAGTACGGTCCGGTCAAGCACTACCCTCGAGGGCTGACCCAATACTCGGGCGACGTCATGAAGCTTTACCACGATGACTTCGTTGCCGGCCGAGACATCTCAAACCTCATCCTCACCCTCTATGACGTTTGGGTCTGGCTTGGACAAAAGGACATGGACGAACTTCGCATCGCCTCATGGGTTCCAATTGACCACTCGACGCTTCCACCCAAGGTCGAGCTATGGTGCAAGAAGGAAAACGTAACCCCAATTGCTATGAGCGAATTTGGTTTCAGCGAACTGAAGCGAGCTGGAGCTGACCCGTACTACATCCCTCACGCGGTCGACACTCGTCTCTATAAGCCAACGCCTCTGATTGACGGCGTCCCGATTCGCGAGTATTACGGATTGAAAGAGAGCGACTTCTTGGTCGGCATGGTTGCGGCAAACAAGGCCAACGGGCAGGTACACCGCAAGGCGTTTGCAGAGAACCTAATGGCCTTCTCTCTCTTCAAGAAGAACAACCCCCACGCTTACCTTTACGTCCACACTGACCCAAGCAAAGCGTTTGGTGGGTTTGACCTCATCACCCTGCTCAAAGCCTGCGGCCTGCAAGACGACGACGTACTCTTCCCAGACCCTCACAAGTACAGGTTCGGTTACTCCGATGCAGAGATGGCGGCACTCTATACCGGCATGGACGTCTTGCTACACGCCTCTTATGGCGAAGGTTTCGGCGTACCGGCCATCGAAGCGCAGGCGTGCGGCACTCCAACAATCTCATCCGGTTGGACAGCGTCTCTCGAGCTGGCAGGTCCGGACTCATTTCTAGTCGACGGACAGCCATGGTGGGACGAGGCACAACTGGCTTGGTGGCAGATTCCAAATGTCAACGGCATCACCGTAGCTTTAGAAAAAGCACTGGCCGGACGAGACAGGGACTTCACAAAGACCGTGGAGTTTGCAAGGTCCTATGACGTCGAGGCCGTCTGGAACGCTCACTGGCTTCCGTTCCTACGAGACCAGTTGACCAAATGATTCCAGTCCTCGGGTTTGCAACTCTCTCCAAGTTCGACATGGCGCAACGCCTGCTCGACTCGATTGACTACCCAGTCGAGCGCGTGGTCATCGTCGACAACTCGGGCAAGCGTGAGTTCAACCCTCGACCGAACCACAACATAAAGGACCTCTGGCTCATTCAGGTCCCCCACGGCCTTGGAGCGAATGGTGCTTGGAACCTCATAATCAAGTCAAACCCTCACGCGCCTTATTGGGTCATTCCGAACGACGACTCTTGGTTCGCGCCGGGCGCACTCGAGACCATCGCAAACGACGTCGACACTCAGGCATTCAACTTCGTTGACGTAAACCCCAAGTGGTCATGCGTCATCCCGACTGAAACAAGCGTGGGCAAAGCTGGACTCTGGGACGAAGCCTTCCACCCGGTTTACTATGACGACGATGACTACGAGTGGCGTATGCGAGAGCTGGGCGTCAAGTTCCACACCATCGACGCACGAGTTCATCACGACAATTCTTCGACACTCAAGTCTGGCTACGAAGACCGCAACCAGAAGACCTTTGCACGCAACCGGTCCATGCTCACCAACAAGAGGGCTAGCAAAGACCTTAGAGAACGAGGCTGGTCGCTTTCAATAAGGAGAGAGAACTCATGGGATTAGTCGTCTACACCGGTGGGACCTTCGACTTGCTACATCGAGGCCATGCTAATTTTCTCAGGCGTTGCAGTGAGCTTGGGTCTGTGACCGTCTCACTAAACACGGACGAGTTCATCGACGCCTACAAGGGCAAGCCTCCGGTCATGACTTACTTAGAGCGCGAGGAGGTCCTCATGGCATTGCGTTACGTCGAGAGAGTCATCCCGAACTTCGGAGGAGCGGACTCAAAGCCTGCCATCGAACTCATTCAACCTGACATAGTAGCCATCGGGACCGACTGGGCGCGACGTGACTACTACGCTCAAATGCAATTCACCCAAGACTGGCTGGACGAGCGAGGGATTGCCCTTATGTACATCCCTTACACGTCGGGTATAAGCACGACCAAGGTCAAGGCTCGCCTAGCGGTAGACTAGAAGCTGGAGGTTTTCATGGCAATCACTAACGGCTATTGCACCCTAGACGAGCTAAAGGCTTCTCTCAGAATCCCAGTTAGCGACACCCTTGACGATGACTTGCTCGAGCTAGCCGTCGAGTCGGCGTCCCGGGACATCGACCAAGCTTGTGAGCGCATTTTCTACTCGACAGCCGCAACCAGAATTTTCACCCCACGCGACGGACTCAATTGCGAGATTGACGACCTCACTTCGGTCACGACAATCAAGACGTCCTCCGGGGCAGATGGAGTCTTTGACGTCACTTGGACTTCAACCGACTACCAGCTCATGCCACTAAACGGCGTCGCTGGAGGAATGACCGTACCTTACGACCTCATCTATGCCGTCGGTGACTACACGTTCCCTATGAGCGGTCAAGAAGCGACGGTACAAGTCAACGGCACTTGGGGGTTCACCTCAGTACCGACTGCAATCAAGCAGGCAACGGTTCTCCTCTCTGCAAGAATCTTCAAGCGCAATGACTCCCCGGGTGGCGTTATGGGATTTGGTGACCTCGGCATCATCCGAGTCGGCAGAATGGACCCAGACATCGACCGCCTAATCCAGCCTTACAAGAAGCTGAGGTTCGCGTGACAATCGCCGCTATCCGCGAGGGCATTGCTACGAACCTGAGAACCATCTCCGGCTTGAGAGTCTTTGAGGAGATTCCAGACCAGCTCTCACCGCCGGCCGCAGTTGTCTCACTCAATTCGATTGACTACCATCAAGCGTTTTCGGGTGGGCTAAACATCTACCGCTTCACCGTTCGGGTTGTCGTGGGTCGTGCGGCGGAGCGTCAAGCGCAACGCTACCTCGACCTTTATGCCGAGCCAGACGGAGCCTCGAGTGTTCGGGGTGCGATAGAATCTAATAGAACTCTGAGCGGTGCGTGCCAAGACGTTATTGTCGAAGCAATGCCGAACATCGGTTCAATAACTGTAAACGAGAACGAATACTTAGCAGGGGAATGGACTGTCACCTGCTATGCCTAAGGAGCTAAATTGAGCAAGTATGTTGTCACCGGAAACACCGTGACCTTCAACTCTGTCGACATCTCAGGTTCCGTCGCACGAGCTGAATTGGTGGTGTCTGCGGCAAGCGTGGACGTAACTGATTTTGCCAGCGGTGGATTCGTGGAGCTAGTGGGGGGCCTGAAGTCAGGAACCGTTTCACTGGACTTCCACTCTGACTATGGCGCAGGGGGACTATCCCAGACAATCACCGACGACCTAGTAGGAACCATCGGAACTGTCACCATCATCGCAGGTAACGGAACGGCCGCTTCAACAGCCACGCCGCTTTTTTCTGCCACCTGCCTCATCGAATCTGTAACTCCCGTTTCGGGGGCCGTAGGCGACCTCTCCACATGGAGCGTTAGCTGGCCCACCACCGGTGAGATTACTAAGAGCGAGTCCTAGGACTAAGCCGTGAAAATTAACCTACAACTAACTTTCGACGGAGGCGAGACTCGCGACATTGTTTGTAATGCCGCGGACATGGTCGCCTTCGAAGACAAGTACGGCGTCTCAGTAGCCAACCTGAGTTCCGACCCAAAGATGAGCTACATGCTTTTCTTGGCTTGGCACTCACAGAAGCGAACTGGGGCAACCAAAGACTCGTTTGAAAAATGGCTCGAGTCGATAGACATGGTGGGGCCGAGTGACTCTGACCCAAAATAGTTGGGTTGGGTGACTCGTCCGCCCACTGGTTCATCGCTGGACTCGCAGTCGAAACAGGTATTGCTCCGAGCGTGCTAATGCAGGAATCCGAGAGGATGCTCTGGACCATGCACCGCTGGCTGGTAGCTAAGAACCTACCGCCTAAATAGAGAAGGCCCTCCCTCCGGGGAGGGTTTTCTCGTTGGTAGAATTGAGAGATAAGGAGTGCCATGCAAAAAAGCAAACTAATCGGCAGTGCCGAGACAATGCGTGAGCTGAAGTACTACCGCGAAAAGGGCCTCCAAAACCAGTTCAAGAAAAGCATGAACTCCGAGCTGGAGCCAATTCTCAAACCGATTGAAGGCGAGATAAATTCGACCGTCACCTCTAGCCTCCAGAATCGAATGCGTGGAATGTTCCACAACGGACGCACCGGTTGGTCCGGCGTAGAGATAAAGGTCAAGACAAGCCTGAGGCCAAACGACCTAATCTTCATCGAGGGTAAGGGCCGCAATGCCGGCCTCGATACTCAGGTTGGTTTTGAGTACGCCGAGCTTGCTGGCATAAATCGCCGGCCACCTCGTCCGGTGTCTAAGGGGTGGGGAAGCAATAGCGTTGGCTACCACTCCTACATTTATGCTGACCAAGGAAAGGTCTTCAACAAGAGGCTGACGCAAACCTACGGCAGACCGGGTCGTTTCCTTTGGAAGAGGGTTATGAACCGTAAGAATACAATTGAACTAAAGGTCCTCAAGGTGGCAGAACTTTACAACATAAAGGTCAACAAGAAGCTAGCCACCCAAGTAGGGCTGACGACAATGAGGGTTAACTAATGGCAATCAAAATTCGGATTGTTTCTGAGTTCGACAAGCGCGGTCTAAAGCAAGCCGAACAACAACTTGGTGGTCTCGCTAAGACTGCCGGCATTGCACTGGCCGCCGTAGGCGCGGCCATGACCGCAGTGGCCGTCAAGTCTGTCCAAGAGTTCTCAAAGTTTGACGCGGCCCTCACCCAGTCCAAAGCCATCATGGGTGACCTCACCAAGACCATGGAAGAGGACATGGCGAATGCGGCTCGTGAAGTCGCTAAGGCCACAACCTTTAGTGCCGAAGAAGCCGCGCAGTCATTCTTCTACCTAGCGTCCGCTGGTTTGGACGCAGAGGCATCCGTAGCGGCCCTGCCTCGAGTAGCGCAGTTTGCTCAAGCTGGAATGTTCGACATGAGTCGAGCAACCGACTTGCTCACCGACGCGCAGAGCGCACTGGGTCTAACTATTCGCGACGACGCAGTCGCAAACATGGAGAACATGATAAAGGTCTCGGACGTTTTGGTCCGGGCCAACACTTTATCGAACGCAACCGTCGAGCAGTTCTCCACCTCGTTGACAACCAAGGCCGGACCTGCCCTCCGTACTTTGGGCAAGGACATGGAAGAAGGTGTCGCGGTTCTAGCCGCGTTCGCCGACCAAGGCATCAAGGGCGAAGAGGCCGGTACTCAGCTCTCCATCGTTCTTCGTGACCTCTCGACCAAGGCAATCAAAAACAAAGAAGACTTTGCCGAGTTCGGAGTCTCTGTATTCGACGCTAACGGTGAGATGCGTAACCTTGGTGACATTGTTGCCAACCTTGAGGACGCCCTCGAGGGAATGAGCGACGAAACCGCTAAGGCTACATTGCTACAAATGGGCTTTGCAGACCGTTCGGTCCAGTCGATTCTTGCCCTACTTGGAACCTCAGACGCCATCAAGAGCTACGAGACCAACCTCCGGTCCGCCTCTGGCTTCACTGACGAGGTAGCCAACAAGCAACTTGACACCTTCAACTCGCAGTTAAAGCTTCTGGAATCCGCCTTCGTTGACGTTGGTATTCAAATTGGTGAGATTCTCACGCCCTACTTGCGCGACCTCATCCCGGTCATTCAAGAGCTTTTGCCGGTCCTAGGTGACAAGATTGCCGAGGCAATCAAGAAGGTTGACTGGGAAGGACTCATCGAGTCCGTCGCTGACTTCATCACCCTCATCGTTGACAACATCGACAACATCGGGAAGCTGGCAGTCGGTCTAGGAATTGCAACGACCGCACTTGGAATCTACGCGACAGCGACTCTAGTTGCAATCACCCACACTAAGGGCCTAACCATTGCTCTGCTAGCAAACCCATGGGGCATAGCCGCGGTTGCAGTAGCAGGTCTCACGGCACTTCTCATAGCAAACAACGGTGAGGTCGACAGAGCTACTGAGAATTACCGACAGCTAAGCTCTCAGATTGACCAGACCAAGTACTCAGAAAAGAACCTTGCTGACACCTACCGCGAGAACGCTTATGTCGCTAGCAAGTACGGCGTCGAGACCGACGACCTCCGAGATGCAAACCTCAAGCTTGCAGGTGCGGCTGACATGGTGTCGGGTGAGCTGGGCCGTTTCAACTCAATCAAGATGGACCGTCTACGCGCTGAAATCAACGCGACTAAAGATGCAACCGAAAGCCTAAACGAAGCCTCAAGGCAGTACGGTCTTGCACGCATGGGAATCTTGACCGGCGAAGCTTCGGGTCGCGGTGCAGAAGTAAAGAAGGCCCTAGAGTCCACACCATTCATAGGCAGTACCGGGCCAAGCAAGCAACAACAAGCTTTCGAACAGGCGCAGAGGCTTATCAAAGACTCGCAAAAACGACTGGCCGACGCCCAGAAGAGCTACAACAAAACCATCATGGACGCCAACGAGCGTTACGCCGACAACGTCGAGCGACTTCAGAAGGAGTTTGCCGGACGCCTCGAGGGAATCATCCAGTCTTCCCAGAACCGTTTGCGTGACGCTTACCGTGGCGCGGTCGAGGTTAGCCTCACAAGCCTTTTTGACCGTGAGGAGGAGAAGTCAGTCGAGGGGCTAGTAAAGTCTCTCAGCGACCGTCTGACGGCTTCTAGGAGCCTACTAGCTAATTCAGCCGCCCTAGCTTCGCAAGGATTCTCGCAGACTTTCATCGAGCAAGTTGTCTCCGCCGGTGTTGAAACGGGCAACGAGCTTGCAAGCGCAATCCTAGAGTCGACTCCGGACACTCAGCGCGAACTTCAAAATCTATTCTCGGCCATCGAGACCGAGTCTAATCAAGGCATGGATGCGCTGGCCGCTTCTATCTATGAAAAGCAGGGCCTAGCCACAACTCAGCTCAAGGACCTCTACGAGTCGACCACTCAGGAACAAGTTGACGCCATGATTGAGCAGGCTCAGATTCTCGACGAGTCGCTAGTCGAAGCCAATGACAAGTTCATCGAGGCCGTCATCGAAATCAAGGAGGCATTGCAGGAGCAACTAGCCGAAATGGAAGATGGCTTTGGTGGCATGGAAAACACCATCGACCAGTTCATCGGAAAGCTTGACGAGGTTATTCTCAAGTACAAGGAGCTAGGCGAGGTTGCAAAAAACCAGAGCTTCGACATTCCGGGAGCCGCCGGTGAAATTATCAAGACGATGCCAATGCCAAGCAGTGCGCCAACGCAAACGCCTACCGGTGGTAATACCTACGTCAACGTGACCGTCAAGACGGACCCGACGGAGTCCGGGGCCATGGCAGGTAAGGCGGCCGCTAACGTCATTCAGAGATACGCAACGAGGGGTGGCGCAATCAAGGGCCTCAAGGTAGCGGCAGTCTAGTGGCAGTTCCAACACCGCTCGTCGAGCTAGGGTTCGACCTAACAGAAACCGGGACTGGTCCGTTCTTTCGACTAGACGACCCAGTGAGAGGAGTCCTAGACAACGAGGACTGGCTACTAGGTGGCACTCTTTTCTATGACGTGACAGATTACGTCCGTACCATCGCAATCAAGCGTGGCAAGAATCAAGCCTTGAATCAGTACGAGGCCGGACTTGCAAACATCGTTTTCAATAACAACGACCGTACCTTCGACCCGGTCTACGAGGACTCCGTTTACTACACGCAGATTATCCCTAAGCGACAGGTACGAATTAGCTCCGGAGGCGAGCTTCAGTTCTACGGCTTGGTCGACGACTGGAACTTGAGCTACACACCGGACGGGGACTCTCTAGCCTCAGCCGCTTGCTCTGACGCTTTCACCTCACTTGCTACCCAGAACTTGTCCGAAAGGACTAACAGCGTCCAGCAATCGGGCGACAGGTTGAACACCATTTTGTCTTTGCCAGAAATCGACTGGCCACTAGAAGAGAGAGACATAGAGACTGGGGCCATGGAGCTAGGGGCCGACACAATAGCCGCCGGTACAAATGCCCTTGACTACATTCGACTCATCTCGCGGTCAGAGCCGGGAAGCTTCTTTATCTCTAAAGAGGGGGTCATTGTTTACCGCGACAGGCGGACCGGCCCAAGCTCCGAGGGACTTACGTTTGCCAACGACGGGTCGGGCATTCCGTTCAATAACCTGCAAGTAGAGTACGGGTCAGAGCTTCTCTACAACGAAATCGTCGTCACCTCGGCTCTTCTGGAAACAGGGTTTCAAGCGAACGCGACTGCCTCCATAAATGACTACGGAGTCTTCAACCTAACTCGTGAGGGCCTGCTCATAAACAGCGACGCCGACCTCGAGGCTTATGGTCGGTTCTTGGCAAGCAAGTTTGCCGAGCCAGAGTACCGTTTCAAGTCTCTTCAAATTGTCTTGGACCAGCGCACTCCATCTCAGCAGACCGACCTCCTCGCGCTGGAAATGGGAGACGTAGTCCAAATAAAGTTCACGCCAAACAACATAGCTCCGGCGATTGAGAAGTACGCAGAAATCATTGCAATAGACAACACGGTCGACTCGACTAACCATGTCATGACCTTGGGCTTCGCAACACTGGACTTCTCGTTGCTGGTCCTAGACGACGCCGTGTTTGGTAAGCTAGACAATGGACACGCTCTGGCGTTCTAAAGGAGAAATAAATGGCAGGTTTGGGTAGAAGAGTCTGGAGCGCAGGCGACGTCGTCGCGGCCGCAGACGTACAAGGATACCTCCAAGACCAGAGCGTTATGGTCTTTGCAGACTCAACAGCTCGCACCGAGGCAATTGAAACACCGACGCAGGGCATGGTCTCTTATCTGCAAGACACCTCGACGCTTCAGGTTTACGGAACTGCTTGGGCAGACGTTAGCTCACCGGGAGACATTACCGCAGTAACCGCAGGGACCGCGCTAACAGGTGGAGGAACCTCCGGCGACGTCACCCTGAATTACGACTTCACGACTGCGAACCCACTCACCTCCTCAACCGCTACGGCTTACACAGTCGCAAGCTCTGATGCTGGTAGCTACCTTCAGTTCACCGCCGCTGGCACGGTCACCATTTCAACAGCCACAGCCTTCACCGCAGGTCAGCAGGTTCAGATTCTTGCAGACGGAACCGCACTCACCATCGCAGGTGACGGAGGCGTGACCCTTGCAGGTGCAGGAACAGCAGGAACCGCAGTCAGCTTTACAGTCGGCAACCAATACGAAGCGGTGGCGATTGTCGGTGTCGGGTCGGATGCTTACCGCATTATCGGTAATGTGACGGGAGCATAATGAGCCTGATACTTCTAGGGATTCTGAATAGCCAAGCAGCAGCAGCTGGCGGAGCAGAAGCGTATGACCTGCTAGAAACGCAAGTGCTGACAAGTTCTGCAAGCTCAGTGACCTTTACAGGGCTAGGGTCTTACACCGACTACAAGCACTTGCAGATTAGGGCTACTCTTAGAGACGCATACCCATCTGCGGGGTTGCCTTATTCCGCAGGTATAAATGCCTTTTTCAATGGCAATAATACGGGTTACGCAAGACATAGGCTTGTCGGCAACGGCTCTAGCGTTACCTCTGCCAACATAAGCAGCTATTCAGTTATAGACATAGATTGCGGTATGCCGAATGACGGAGCATACCCATCTGGCGAATTTGGCGGTGTCGTTATTGACATTCTTGACTTTAGTGACACAAATAAAAATACCACTTTGCGAGCTTTAGGTGGCGGAGCGGTTACTCATCAACCAGAGATAGTTTTGACATCAGGTCTTTGGGATAACACAAGTGCGGTTACCTCAATCACTTTAGGTTCGTCTTTGCACCAGTTCAAAGCCACAAGCCGCTTCTCACTATACGGAGTTCGATAATGGCTATGACTGATTGCATCATTTGGCAGGGAGCAAAAGACAGCTCTGGTTATGGCTCTATGAAAGTCCAGAAACGAGTTAGGTCAGTTCA